TCGCTAAACACAGCAGATACTTTAAACTTGATGAATATCGAGTTGAGTAAAACAGAGGTTCCTGTAACCTCAGACTCGGTAAATGTGATTGAATTCACTACAGCCTTTACAGAACTTGCGAATACTCAAGAAGCTACAGTAGTTAAAGATATATTTAATGGATACTCAGAGTCCATAGCAACATTGGAAGGAACTGCTTCATATAACGTCTTAATATTCCCAAGCATAAATAAAGCAGATACTTCAAACACAGCGGAATCTGGATCTGTAACGCAATCTGATTACGGAACTAGTACGGATTATTTCTTGGAAGATTATGTTGCAACTGAAGTAAGAAGCATTGCATAAGTGTTATAAATAGAATTACAATATACAAACCCCTTAGGAGAAAACGATGATTACTAATAACAAAATGAACGCTACAGGCAAGTTGCACGTAGCACTTTTCGGAGCAGATGGTTCTTTGAAAGAAGAACGAACTGTCACAAACGTAGTAGTAGATGATGGTCTTGACCACATTGCAAGTAGACTGGGCGCAAGTTCTGCACCTACAGCAATGTCACATATGGCTATTGGCTCTTCAACTACAGCAGCCGCTGCCGCTGACTCAGCACTTGGAACAGAACTTGGTAGAGTTGCATTAACTTCTACAACTGTTACCAACTCATCTGTACAGTACATTGGGGATTTCCCTGCTGGAACTGGAACAGGTGCAGTAGTTGAAGCTGGTGTATTAAACGCATCAAGTGGCGGAGTTTTATTGTGCCGCACAGTATTCGCAGTAGTAAACAAAGGTGCCGCGGATACTTTAAAGATTACTTGGACCGTAACTGTAGCTGATTCTTAATCTAGCATAGGGATTCATTAGTGACTTTACTACTTACAAATCAGTCAAGAGTTCAACTGGCGAGGTCGTTCTACAGGGACATCTTCAATAGCAATGACTATTTCTACTTCTACGCAAGTAGACCATTGCCTTGGACAGACGACCTTGTTCCTGCAACACCTGAAGATGCTCAATCGCAACTTTCGGATGTCAGGCGTGATACTCTTTTCGTCAAACGGGTGCAAGGTTCAGATGCCTGTATGCTTGCTACCCGAAGAAACTGGGTAAGTGGTACGATCTATGATCAATACGATGATGCTTATACCGCAACGAATACCGCGACCAGTGGAGCGACTTCTTTAGACGCTTCATTGTTCTATGTTATTACTTCCGATTTTAATGTATATAAATGTATTGAAAACGGAAAGGGTGTTGCAAGTGTTCGAAAGCCGACAAGCACAGGTGCAGAAATCTTTGAACTGAATGATGGCTATAAATGGCAATTTATGTTTCAAGTTAGTGTATCAGATAGAGGTAAATTTTTAACGGATGATTATATTCCTGTTAGAAAGGCTTCTGGTTCTGGTCAACCAGCATTTGATGTAAACGGTGAGATTGATGCTATAACGAGAACTGCTGGTGGCTCTGGATATTCCAGTGCGCCCACTGTTACTATAACAGGAGATGGCACAGGAGCATCGGCTACCGCTACTGTATCCGGGGGTGCGGTAACTGCGCTCACGTTGAACACAGCAGGATTCGGATATTCGTTCGCATTTGTGCAATTTACTGGTGGTGGAGGCTCTGGTGCTACCGCTACAGCGACATTAGGCTCAACAGAGACAGATACACTACAGTCAAATGTTGAATCACAAGCAATTTCTGGCACGATTGATCGAATCGAAGTATCTGCAATAGGTGTTGACTACACTGCTGGAGACTCTATAATATCTATTATTGGTGATGGTACGGGTGCAACAGCAACTCCTACAATCAACACACGAGGAGAGATCACATCGGTTACTATAGTCTCTCCAGGAACTGGATATACTTTTGCGGATGTTACCGTAACTCAGACAGTGGGTACTGGTGCAAATGCAGTATTTAGAGCAGTCTGTTCTCCAATAAATGGACATGGATCACACTCACAGAAAGAACTGTTTGCAAAGAATCTAGGAGTCAATGTATCGTTCTCTAATGACAACGATGATATTGTAGTAGGTGATCCATTAGCATCACCTGCGGCTGGACAAGACTTCAGACAGATTGGGATTATGAAGAATCTTACTCAATATGGTTCTTCTACATTGTTTACTAATACTACCGCAACACCATGTTTCATCATTACAGTCGCTAACACAGGCGAATACAACTTAGACGATGTTATCACATCATCCGATGGTGGCAAATTTACGGTAATACAAAAAGTAGACACTGACAATAACGCCGCATATGACAAAGTATATTTACAACGTATCTATGGCAATATAACTGCTTCATCAACACTCACAAACGCAACAACATCGACTGGAAATTTGACTATAAATAGTATTACAAATCCAGAGATAGATGTGTTTTCAGGAGATATCCTGTACATAGACAACAGACGACCTGTTGTCAGAGATGTTGATCAGACGGAAACTATTAAAGTCGTATTTAAATTCTAGGACAGAGAAATGGCATTAGACCTTAACGTATCACCATATTATAACGATTTTGATGCAACCAAACAGTTTGAAAAAGTTCTTTTCAAGCCAGGTGTTGCAGTGCAGGCGAGAGAATTAACTCAGCTACAGTCATATCTTTCCAACGCGATTAAGAATCATGCCGAGTTTAGTCTCACTGAGGGTACACGGGTATCTGGTGGTGAGGGTACGGTATTATTTAAACCATATATTAAAATCAACGATCTCGATTCCGCATCTGCAACCGTAGTCGATTCTACTTTAATAAACTATGTCGGTGATACTATTACAGGCAGTAGTACGGGCATCACAGCAACAATTCTTTCAACTCAAACTGGCGCCGATTCTGATAACGTAAATAAGAAAACTCTTTACTTAGGCTATACTGGCGGTAATCCAACTGGTGCTGGAAGTCAAGGTAATGCAGTTCACTTTGACAGCGGAGAAACTCTTACTGTAACATCAACTGATTCTGGTAGAAATGGTGATACTTTTGTAGTTGATAGTACAAGAAGCACAACTGATGTTGCATTAAACTATTATGGAATAGGATTGTTTTTTGTAGTCGCAGATGGTGTATTCTTTCTCAAGAATCAATTTGTAACACACTTACGACAAGAAATTCTACTGGAAAAATATAATCCAGTTGCTAGTTACTTTGTTGGTCTTCAAGTAAAAGAGACCATAATAACATCCGATACAGATACAAGTCTTCTTGATCCATCTTCAGGATCATTTAACTTCAATGCACCCGGAGCAGACAGATATAAAGTTTCCACTGTACTTACTAAGAAGACATTAACAGAAGATTCCGACGCAGACTTTGTTGCAATCGATAAAGTCATTGATGGTAAATATTACCAGAAAGTAACAGAAGATGTTGGACAACTAAATGAAATTGGTAAGATTCTAGCAGGTAGAACATATGAAGAATCTGGAAACTATGTAACCGCACCATTCTCAATTGTGGTTGATGAGCATTTAAAAACTTCCAATAATAGAGGTAAGTTCCTATCGTCTAATACTGCTAGACCAGGAAACTCACAGAAACTGGCATTATCAATTGGTAGTGGTACAGCATATGTTAATGGATTTAGACACAACTTTCAGACACCACAAATTGTAGACATTGATAAAGCAACCACTACTCAGATAACTGAAGGACAAACCATATCAACTGGATACGGTAACTACTTCTATGTAAATGAGTTTGCTGGTACTTGGAACATAAAAGACGGAACACTTGTAACAATTTATAATACAGCAAAAACTGCGGTAACTTCTGGCACATACGGCAGTACTTCAGCACCCGGTTCTTCTAATATTATAGGTCAAGCAAGAATTAAACAGATTGAATATTCTTCTGGCACATTGGGTGCAGCCGCAACAGTATACAGAATGTATCTTTATGATATTTCTATTACTAAGGGCAAACTCTCAGATGCTAAAGGATTATACTATTCAAATAGCACAGATAGTGGCTTTGCAGATTGTGTTTTAGAATCATCAAAAGCAGTTATCAAAGAATCCACACAGAATAAATTAGTCTTCAGAACTCCTTATAGTAGCGCAAAAACTCTTGCGGCAGCCTCAGGCGGTTCATACGATACGCAGTATTATTATCAAGAAGAATTTGATGTTACTTTCGCTGCCGATGGTACAGCAACAATATCAGTAACAGGAAGTTCACAGTTCCCATACACTGGAAGTATAACACAGACTATAATTGATAGAAACTTTATATTAGTTGCAACCAGTGGATCAACTATTAATGGCACAGCAATAACTGCCGGTAGAGTTATACCATTAACACCTGCAATGATTACATCTGCATCAACTGGATCTCTGGTATTTGATCTGGGTACTGTTAGTGGTACTTCTACTGCTAAGATGTTTGTTAAAGTAGTCAATGTCGATTCAGCTCCTGTTCCTAAAAATCTCATATCAAATGTATATGTTAAAATTAACACCGCAACTAATGAGGGTGGAGCAACTGGACCATGGAACTTAGGTATATCTGACATATTCAGAATTACTGATGTTTACCTAGATGGTGATGGGTATGTTGAAACTGGAGAGAATCAACGAGCGAAATTCCTTCTCGATAACGGACAGAAAGATAACGTATATGGACATGGTAAGTTAAAGAAGAATACCAATTCTCCAATCAACACTACAAGCAAGTACATTGTTGTAAAATTGAAATGCTTCACACCAAACTATGCCTCTACAGGCGGAACATATTTTGCAGTAAATTCATATCCTACAGATGATACTGGTTCAGCTGGTATCTACACATATGAAATTCCAAGATATGATTCTAAACAATCTGGCTCATATAATCTTAGAGATTGTATTGACTTCAGACCAATGATTACAAATACAGCCGTAACAGCAACAGCTAACTTAGCCGCGGCAACGATTAATCCATCTAAGAGTAATACGATAAATGCTCCAACTGATGGAGTACAACACCCTGCACCTACTCAGAATTTCACAACAGACGTTGAGTTCTATTTAAAAAGAATCGACAAAGTTGTGATTACAGATCAGAGTGAGTTCAAAGTCTTTAAGGGAATTCCGTCTGTTAGTCCCCGCAGTCCAATTGTACCTGAAAATCAGGGAATGGCTTTGGTTGAACTGAATATTCCTGCATATCCTTCTGTATCTCCATTTGTAGGAGATGCTTTTGGAGTACCTGGTTATACAGTAGGTAAGAGACTATTACAGAATCGTAGATATACGATGTCCGATATTAGTCGTATAGAAAAAAGAATTAACAGATTAGAATATTATACTGCCTTGTCTCTTATGGAACAAGAATCTCAGAATATGAACATTGTTGATGCTGATGGTAATACTAGATTTAAAAATGGTATTTTTATCAATGTGTTTACAACTCACGCATTAAGTGATGTTGCAGATCCCGCATTCAAGTGTGCTATTGATCCAACTACAAAACGTGTTGGACCAGCATACAAAGAAACTCGCGCAGATTTAGTTTTTAACTCCACAACATCTTCTGGTGTAACTAGATCAGGCGATCTACTTACTCTTCCATTTACGAAGACAGTATTCTCAGAAAATAGATTCTCTTCTAAAGCTAGAAATTGTGTTGGTGAATTACTGTTCGCATGGGAAGGAGACTTGAATGTTTATCCTCGAGGTGCAAACTATGTAGATACTACTACGTTGGATGATTATCATGTTGAAGATAATTCTTTAAGTGAGTTTGGTAACCAACTTGCAAATGATATCAGTAAAGCACAGATAATTTCTTCCTACGATGTTTCTTTTAGCTCCGTACCAAATGAACCAACCTCACAAAGTTGGGGAGCTGAAACTTCAGCCTCTGACGAATTCACAACCACAACTGCATTTAGTGCAGGTGCCGAAGCGTCATCATCTGGATCAGATGCTATAGGCGGTCGAGGAGTTAGAGGCATTGCAGGCGTAAACGTAGATACAAATGCAACCGTTGACATAACAGGAACTGTCACTACTACTGGTAGAGTAGATTCTTCATCTAGTATTTCAGGTTCAATAATAACAAACTCATCTACAACTACTGCAACAGCAACAAAACAGATGTTGACAGCAACAGCGGCACCCTATACAACACAACAAGTTGCTATGGGTGAAAAACTTGTTTCCGCTGAACTTAATCTGTATATGAAAGCAATGCCATTGATGTATATTGGTACAAGATTTAAACCAAATACAAAACTGTATGGATTCTTTGACGGTGAAGCACAGACTGCGGTAAAGTTTCAACCAGTACTCGCTTCAAATGTTAATAATTTAATCGCGCTGAAAAATCAGCACTCAAGACCAGGGGATTTATTGGCGGCAGCGAGTGCCGCGGGGTATTTACTGCCTAGAGGTACTTCAATTACTTCAGACGCAAACGGAATTATTTGTGGATTCTACTATATGCCGGGCGGTACATTCATGGTCGGTGAGAGACAATTACGTTTTACCGATGATGTAAAAGATAGAGCATCATTTGTTACTACTTCAGCGCAAGCACCATTTAGTTCATCTGGCATATCTACAGTAGCACAACAAACTGTAGTATCAACAGCAATACCTAAAATTAATTTTGGACAAACTGCACCAGTATCAACGAACGTAGGTTCTTGGACACAAGTTACAAGCGTTGAAATGGGTGCTGTAAATATGTCTTCTTCTGTAACGGCTACTGCAAAATCTACCGTTGATCTGAATGTTGATTTAGAAACAGAAACACACGTTCAAGTTACAGGTGGTTTCGATCCAATAGCACAGACATTCTTTGTAGAAGATCCTGAAGGAGTAATGGCAACAGAAGTCAAAGTATTCTTTAGAAAGAAATCTAGTACTGCTAGTATTACATTACAACTCAGAGAAGTTGTTAATGGTTATCCTTCACGATCAGTACTGCCATACGGTGAAGTTAATCTAGCACCAAGTCAAGTTACAGTAACTACGGAAGATGCTGATGGAACTATCAGATTCTCTCCTGAAGGTCAGCCAGCGAATCCTTATACAACAACATTTGCATTCGAAGCACCAGTACAACTTAAAGGAAATACTGAATATTGTTTCGTTCTTCTCCCTGCTGGTAATAGTCCAGACTATGAAGTTTGGTGTTCAGAACTAGGACAGAACAAAGTTGGAGTTGGTGTTCAGAATCAACGCATCTTTGCTGAAGATACAAACATAGGCGGAATACTATTCACATCTTCTAATAACAGAACTTGGAACGCTCACCAATCTGAAGATATGACCTATCAAATAACTAAAGCGGTATATGCTTCAAGTAACGGTACAGTACATTTAGAAAATGGAAACACAGATTACATTATAGGCGAAAGCTATTCTGGTGGAAGACCTGCTGTTGGTACAGTCGTACACGGATGGAAAGCAACACTAACATCTGGTGGTTCAGGTCATGCAGTGAATGATATTGTTACCCTAGCAAATGCAACTGACTCAGGTGGAAATACTCTTACTGGAGTTAAAGCTAAAGTAACAACAGTATCGGGTGGAGCAATCACAGCATTTGCAATTAGCGATCCCGGCACACTTGCAGATAACTGGACAGGTAATCCGGGTGGGTTAAACCAGCTATCAACTAGTGGCACAGGAACAGGTGCATCAATATCACTTGTTCTTGCTAGAGGTCGAGTTACTAATTCTAATCCAATTACAGAACAAATAGATGTTGATGTAGATACTGGACATTTCAGAAATCAAACTGATGGTGCTCTGATTACTCCAATAGGAAATGGCACAACATTCTTTACTAATACTGCAATTGAAGATAGAAAGTTTAATCAAGTTAGAACTACGATGAATCTAGTTGAGAATGATGGTATAATGACATATGAATATGCACCAACAAAGTCTTCTAATGTATCTTCAGTCAGTACAACTTATGAAGTCCTTGGACTGAATGTAAGAAAGAATACTGCGGATGAGAAGTCAATTAGATCATATTCTAACGAAGACTATTATCTTTCTGGTGCCGACACGAAGTCGCTACACTTTAAGATAACATTACCAGCAGGTACTAATACTAACCTATCACCAGTGCTAGACTTATCAGCACTTGGATTGTTGACTGTTCAAAACTTGTTGAATAACGACAGCACAAACGAAACTACTAATGATGGTAATGCATTATCTAGATACATCAATAAGCCAGTTGTTCTCGCAGATGGTATGGAAGCACAAGATGTTGTTCTTCAAGTTGCGTTATTACAACCACCTGGTGCATCTATTGAAGTTTATGGTAAGTTCCAAGCAGAAGCAGATGATGCTAACTTCAATGAAGATTTGCCTTGGATAAAATTAGCAAGAGATGATGACTGGTCGCCTATTGGGAGTTCTGTTACACAATCAGCATTTGTTGATTTTGGATTTAAAATACCTGATGCAAACAAAACTGCAGGAGTATTTACATACTCAACTGACAGGGTCACAGAAATATCAATTGACACTGCTGGTTCTGGATATACATCTGCTCCCGAATTATTCTTTAGTGCAGGAGAAGCAACAGCATTTGCTCTACTAAGTGGTAATACTGTAGGAAGTTTGACATTGACAGCACCGGGAAGAGATTATAGTAGCACTCCTACTATTGTAGTAGGTACGCAACACGCTGTATCAACACAATTTGCCACAAATCAGCAAGTAGCTAATGGAGCGAATCTATATACAGTGACAACTGGAGGTACTACAGCCGCATCTGGTAGCGCACCTACTCATACTAGTGGTAGTGCAACTGATGGAACTGTAGTGTTTGCATATGCAGGAGCTGCCGCACTTGTTTCATGTACAGTGAATACAGTAACATTTGAAGAGTTCAAGAAGTTTTCTACTAAGTTTGTCTTCTTGTCTTCTAATACATCAAAAGTTCCATATGCAAAAGACTTACGCATTATAGCGACAACATAGGATAGGAAGTATAAATAATGTTGCAAGCAGAAAAAATAATAAGAGATCCTTCTACTGGAGCAATATTATCTACCGATGTTGCAGGCTTGAGGGCTTTTAAGAAAAAAAGAGAGATTCAGCGAATGCAAGCTACAACTATTGTCGAAATGTCTGATGATATAAATAGTCTAAAAGATGAACTCTCAGAGATCAAATTACTTTTAAAGTCAATAATTCAACGCTGAACAGGAAGAGCAAATGGCCACAATTACATTAAGATCAGCTAAGGGTAGTCCCCTTACAAATACTGAGGTAGATAATAACTTTATTAACCTCAATAACGACAAATACGAAAGTGGTGACAATATAGTAGCAGCCGCATTAACAGCTACTGGAAATGTTACACTTGGAATCGCAACTGTAACTGCCGCAGGTAGTACACAGAGTGCGGCACAAGCACTTTCAAAAACTTATAACATTATATCTACAGCATCCGCTAACCAAGGTGTTAAACTACCTGACGCGGTAGCTGGATTAGTAATCAATGTCTACAACACATCTGGTGCAACGATTAAGGTTTATCCTTTCTCTGGCGATACTATCAATGGCGGTAGTGCAGATGCTCCTGTAGACCTTGTAACTGATAACGGTGCAGAATATGTAGGAACATCAACCGGTGCATGGAGATCAGTTGGATCTGGCGGAAACAACGTACAAGATTTTACTGTTAACGGTACAGCCGAACTTTTAGGAGCAGTTAAGTATGGTATTCAGAGCGCAACTGCGGCTGGTACTGACCAAGCTGGTGCTACTGCAATTACTGAAACTGTAGTTGTTGTTGCATCTGGTTCTGCTAATAACGGAGTAGTACTTCCTACAGCGGTAGCCGGACTAACAGTGGTCGTACAAAATTCAACAACCGCAGATTTAAAATTATACCCTAATACTTCAGATGCTATTGATGGAGCGACTGCTAACGCGGCAAAGTCTTTACCAGCAAAAACAACCATTACAGTAACTTGTAATGATGCTACAAACTGGTTATCACATAGATCGCTTGCAATATATGACGCATCTGGAACATTGATTAACTAAGAGGATTCACAATGGCTGGCCCAATTACACTAAAAGCAAGTTCGTACCCTGCAACCGCGGCAACAATCCAAGGCGTACGGGAACTTTCTTCTGCTGAAATGAGAGATCATATCGCATTTGTTATTACTAATAAGTTTGCTGGTGATCACGATGGGACTGGCACTGCTGAATTAGATACTATTACTGGCTCATTGACTTCTGGATATACTGAAGTAGGTACTTTCACAAACAGAGAGCGTGATGAAGCAGTCGGAACTCATCCTGCAAGTGGTAACATGACCACAACAACGTATAGAATTCAACAGAAAAATACTGTAGTTTCTGAAAGTGGCGTTGTAAGACCACTCAGATATACTGGTGGAACCATTGAAGAGATGTCTGATGGAGAAATTGACACTGAATTGCTAGATGAAGTTATTGCGGCAATGGTATTTGAAGATGCAAACACAGTCGGACAATATCATATCAAAACTACCGCACCAACTGGCGGCACATGGGCAGTACGTGATACTATTACTGAAACTCAAGTTGATGGTACAGACGTAGCATACAATCTTTATCAAAAGACTGCTCCTACAACTGCCGCGGCTACTAATATTAACCGCTTGTTGAAGAGTGATGGTACTGGCGGTAGTGCTGAGATGACTGACGCAGAAATGGAAACTCTTGTATCTTCATTCAGAAATAGAATTATTGCTTCTGGAATAGGAACGTATCTATTGAACAGTGGATCACCTAGTGCCTCTGGAACGTGGGCTCAAATGGGTTCAACGATGACTGACCAATTAAAAACTATTTCAGCACAAAACTATTCTGGTGGTTATACAGGATCATACACTGGTTACTATAATAGATTCTTTTCTGGATTCTTAAATGGCGCATATGCCGGTTCGTACTCTGGTACATACACAGGAACATATGCAGGTAACACAGTACAATCATCATCATCAACACAAGAAACTAAGGCACTATTCGTAAGAACTGCCTAAAACTCTTCTATAGAAGTGATATAAATATATGGCACAGAACTCAAACTGTGCCAGTATTTTATAATTATGAGGATTTATTATGTCAGAAGAACAACCTAAGTACAAAAACCCCATTTGGCTAAACAAAGAGAATCGCTCAATTGAGTGTGACATTCTCTATGGCAAAGAATATCAACGAAGCATAATCAATGCAGGTCCAGCTTCAGAAGGATATGTCAATAGAGATTATGATCAGATTATGATAGACATCGGTGAAACGGAAATTGATCGTCTTACAGTCATAGACGATGAAAGTAAAGCCGAAGCGGTTGTGAAAGCAAAAGAACAAGAAGAAGTTCACAAGAATAGAATCAAACAAGAAACTCTATTTGAAATTAAACTTGAGGCTTTTGAAATTCCCATCATCAAAAATTCTAAAAATTCAGAAATGAAGAAGAAAATTCGTAGGGCAAAGAACCCACTAGAGGTTACTGCATATGCGACAATACTCATACAAGAAGAATTGGGTGCTGTAATAGATGACTAAGGGCTACGTTTATGTGGCTTCTCTGAAAAAAGACTATTACTATGCCGCCAAGCTGTCGGCACTATCTTTATTAGATTTTTATCCAGATGCCAAAATTACACTATTCACTCATGCCGCGTGGGTTGAATTAGATGACTTCAAAATATTTGATCAGATACGAACAACGGATCTTATGGGTGTCGATATGCCCGTCAATAATCGTGCCAAGCTGTGGGCATTATCACAGACTCCATATGACTTGACAATGTACCTTGATTGTGACACCATGATAGAAGATGGAGATATACGATTTGCGTTTGATTTTATTAGAGAACATGACATAATATTCACTAGAAATAGACCGTACAACGCCAAGATCACTAAGCTAAATGATGAAGATGAGATGATCTACCATTGCGGTGTATTCGTATATAGAAACACTGACGCAGTAAAGAAATTAATGGATGACTGGTATTACTACTACAGAATCCAATGTGCGCCCGCGCATGATGTGAGTCCTTATCCCGAAGCAGTTAAACCATGGGATACATTTACAATGTGGTACTTACTAAATAAAACGAAGCACAAAGAAACTATTAATGTAGGAGAGTTTCCATCACCTGATGCTAGATGGAATTTTGTCATGGGTCAACGACCTGAAGAATTGGAAGGTAATGATGTAGTTGTGAGACATTACCTATTAGATAGGCACTTTAATTCAAATGAAACTATTAACGAACCTCAATCCTGAACTGTTAGAACGCCTTGACCGCTATCGAAATTGGTTTGATGAGCAAGACGATATCAATACAATTATTCCTGATAAAGATAGAGAAGGTACACATACACTAGAAAGTGCAACATCTCCAGAGTATCTAAAAGAAGTACAAAAAGATACACACGCAGGCACACCAGAATGTGCTATAGTTACTGACTTTCATATAAGTGATGGCTCACCTACAAAGTATCGAAATGCTTCCCTAGAGTTATGTACAGACGTATGTGCATTTTTAGGAGCAAAATTTACTGCCGTTCATGCATATTATCCAGCAGATGGATTTATGGGATGGCATTGTAATTGGGATACTCCTGGATATAATATTCTTTTGAGTTACAGCGAAAATGATCAAGGCTTCTTTAGGTATACAGATAAAGAAGGTAACATTGTAACGATGTATGATACACCAGGATGGTCAGCTAAGGTTGGTTATTTTGGAGGCAAAGATGAAGACGCATCTAATATTGTTTGGCATTGTGCGGGAAGTAAATTGCCTAGACAGACATTAGGATTCGTCATTCCAGATAGAGATATGTGGCAAATGATGATAGATGATATAGATGATAAACCTTTTAATAGAAGTCTATTCCCATGAAGAGTCGATGGGAAGTCTGGAAACACGCTCTAGGTTCTTTTGATGAAGAAGATGGGTACGATGCACTTAATGAAGATCGCATAGCATTAATAAGAACTTTCATAGTGGGTTCTAATTTACTATGCGCTTACGTCATTATAATTAATATCATTGTTGGTTGGTTCTAAAAGAAACCTTCTCGTTGACCTATAATCATAAATCGGTCATATACTTTCTTGCCTTCCCATGAGTAATAAGTTTGCTGTCTAGTACCTTCATATCCAACTTCATCGATTCCAACTTGATCTTTTAAATCAGCGATACTACTTACACAGTTAATACCGTACATCTCTTCAATAACATTACTATTTTGTACTGCAAGAACAGCATTTGGATTCTTTGTAGTCAATTCTTTAAGTGGATACATTTGTTCTGTACACATACAGATAACTAGGTCAACATCAATCTTATTTAAATTTTCAAATTCAAATGGAACATCTAGATTCCAATGACGAATGTTTACAAATTTTTCTTGGGCGTAATACTTGTGAAGAATTTTAGATAACTCAATCGACTCTTCATCAATATCTACCATGTGTATTTGTGATACATCAATGTTCTCACATAGCAACGGTACTATAGGCATACCTAGCCAAGAGTTTAATATCAGTACTCTCATAGAACCAGTTTTAGTGTAGTACTCTTCCATGTACTCTTTAACTTCTTCTATTAGCCAAGTGCTGGCTTCCATGTTGTTGCCTTCTAGTGACTGTCTAAAGTCAACCAGCTTATGTGGCATTCGTTTTTCAATAACCGAGAGTGCTTCACCCCAGTTTTTAAAGTTGTTTAGAAAATTATAATTTAATTCTTTAGAACTTGACATCTTCACTTTTCCCCATTGAGTCAAAAATACATACGTATGGTAGATCACGATACACATGAGATTCAGTATCATGTGGATGGATAAAACCTTGATTGAAACTATACACCCAACCTATTGGGAATAGTTTAGTTTTTACAATTCGTCTATTATAGAAAAAGTTATCCAGACCACGATAATACCATAATATTTGAGACTTGTATTGATTGAAATATTCAGTGATTTCATTACTATTTAGACTATCATTCCAACGAAGAACTGACGAATTTAAATCAGTGTACTTATGTGGAATGTGGCGTGTATCTTTGTATTGAGTCTCTAAGTCGTGCCACCATGTTTTAACGAAACATAAACAATCTTCAGGATCAAAGTTTGCTATATCATCGATGTTCTTTTGTAGTATAGTATCTAAATCAAAGAACATCTTTTCACCTCTTTGAGTAACAATAGTCTCATCGAAGAGGTACATTTTATTCCACCACTTCTCCAATTTGTTACCACCAGGCAATGAAAGTATTTTAATATCAGAATTTATATCTTTACTATCTTCAGTTAGACAATGAAACGTAAAATCTATTGTCAGGTTCTCAAGACAACTTTCATATAGTTGATTGACATGAGATGCATTATATTTCGTACCCCATTTTACAGTATAGATATTCATTCGCCTCTCCAATGTCTAAGAAGTTCTGGATGGGAGAGATCATCTTGTTTAGTACTTCCTCTACTTGCATCTTCAAATGGTAGTAAGTCAATATTAAATACACAGACAATACAGTGTTCTCTATACTTGGCTACATTCAAATCATCTTCATCCCATGATCTACCTCTATTCCAAGAGTATGCCATCCAAGATGGAAAATGATCCCATAAGTCTTCACCATATCTACCCCATTTCCATGAGTGGTAGTTATCAGTTCCATCTGTATATGTAAACCATATCTTCTTTTGGTTTGCCATCACATCATCCCAAATACACTCACATTGATCATCTGACCATACTTTACATGAGCCATTTGTATACGCTCCATGTGATAGTTTAAATCTTCTTGTTTGCATTGGTTTAGGATCTTGCCACCACGATTTCATTTTTGTGGGTCTTTCCATATTGTATGTAATTATAGGAGTTAAGTCACCTTGAATAATTACATCTAAGTCAAAGAACACAAAGCGACCACTAGGTTTATCAGGAGCAAAGTTGTGCGTGTTGAATACAAAAGTCTTTGCTCTGTCCCAACACCTTGCCATTCCATACTTAAAATCTTCAGCACCAAACCAATACTTAGGATGTATGTCTGGAATATCTGGGAAGTCAATTATCTGAACATCATCATCGATACCCTTAGCATCATCTGTATAGCAATAGAAATGAAACTCAAACTGATCTGGAGTATTTCTCTTTGCCATCTCTTTCAATCTGTTTACAAAATGTGGTCCATATTTCGTACCCCATTTAGCACATACATAATTTACTCTCATTTACATTTACCACATTTCATTGTACATATATTCAAAGGCTTTCTCTTTAGATGTTCGCTGATATTAGCAAAATCTGTATTGTGTATTACTTCACCTGTAGTAAAACCTGCTAAGTTATTATACTTCATATTGTATGGATAGTCAATAGGGTGATATGGTAAAAGTTTATTTTCTACTACATCTCTTGCAATGAACGCACAAGGAAAAGCATTACTAGACGAACCAATATAAAAGTATCCACTTTTTCTAGCATCACACCATACTGGATCTTTTTCTTTCATTTTTGGTTTAGTTGTTCTTATTTCATTTTTCTTTGCAAACTGCTTTAGGGTGTGAAAGTCTATTGGTTTATCTTTTGCAATAGTATTTTCAATTTGATTCTCTTGTTCTGACTTTAACTCAGGCAGTACTTTTTGTATATGATCAACATATACAAGAGACTCAATATCACTAAATGTTTGTAGGGTTATAGTAATATTTTTGTCTTTTAAGTACTTACAGATTTCTTCTAACTCTACACAGTTTACTGGGTCTGTTATTTCACACATAAAAGTTACCCAAGAAACTTTGTAACTATCGAATATATTTTTTATACTCTTTAGAGTGTGTTCATTACCGTCTACAAAAATGTCATTGAACTCTATGTTCGTATCATTCTGGCGAGTACTCAATTGTATCAGTGCGCCATCTGGTTCTTCATCTTCATATAGACCACGATATAAGTCACTGTATTGTTCTCCATGCATTTGGAAATATTTTATGAGTGTATTTGTATCATCATTTTTCTGATTCATTATAGAAAGCAATTCTTCTTTAGGCATGATGTTGTATAATCGCTCAAAGACTTTCTCATAATTTTCTTTGTAAAACAATTCTTTTAGATATTCGATATAATATTTTTTATATAGCGATTGAACCTCATCCGAATCTGTATCCCAGAAGATACACTGAATACCATTGTCTACTACATTCTTCATAAAGTCTACTTTAATTGTTGGTAAAGTATTTTTATGCCACATTCTTCTATACAATGCGATTGCTTGTAGTCTAGTTATTTTCCAAAAGTATCTTACTGGTCCGTGTACTTTTACTTCTTCTGCTACAACTTTGTGCATCTTAGAAATATATCTTTCTTTGTAGAAATCATATACTTCCATTACAGTTTTGTTCCAGTACAATGATTCGTCACCATTTACAAGCATTGAGTCATCTGGATAATCAGCAATAAACTTCTTGTGCATAGAAATCATATCGCCAGTTTCATAAAGTTCTTTTATGGTCTGTAAATGTATTGAATCTATCTGTCTAATAAATGTAGTATCTGATATTTCTCTTTCCAATTCTGGAAGAGATTTCTTTATATCGTCTACATTACCAGTTAAGTGTGCATCTATCTCTGGAAAATCATTTACGAATTTATTTACAAGAGACTGTAAATCATTGCTCTTTATCAGTGATTCAATATCTTCAACAACCTCTTTATTCATAAAACGATTCTCTAACATTTCATCTGTCAGAGATTTCATTCCTAACCATTCTTTTAGAGTGTTGAAATTTTTTGAGTACTGATCCCAATCAGACCGTAGGCTAGGCAAATCTTTTGCAAATTTCTTTTCTAGTGTATCGTAGTCTTTATTTGTAAGAAGATTATCAATCTTAACCGTGTGCTTGTTTCTAGTAAAGAAGTTTTTAGGAAATTTAGGTAACCATAACTTTTCAAATTCATCTTTGCCGTGCCAATGTATTAATAGATTGTAATTCTTTAGTTCGTGTGGTTTAACACCAGACGTATTCTTACCAAGCATATCGACATTGAACAGAGCAAACTTTGCATTATCTCTATACAAATTTTGTGAAAGATCATCTGGATATTGTTTGCCTCTATTGTAAGAGTACACCCAGTCTACTGGTAAGAAGTTCCAGTAATTATCACCCACTGTTTGATGTTCTCTATATGGATAATAATTGTCGGTGCCTTTATAGAATGTTTTGAACACAACATCACTATGTGCCATAACATCATCATAAATCTTTTCACCCTGATCAGTACACCACAACATCACACTAGAGTTATATAGTGATCCTTTTATATCTAAGAATCGTCTATCTTTAATTACAGAGGGATCTTCCCAATGAGAATAGATCATATGAGGAGACTTTGCGAGTTGTTCTATTTCGTCAATGTTGTTTTGTATTATGATATCTAAATCAAGATAGCAGAAAGGACCTTTTGTTTTTAGCCATCGATGTGAATTGAGCATAAGAAACTTGGCTCTATCCCAACAGTAATTCTCTTCACCAAACCAGTATCTAGGATGTAATGGCTTAACATTAGGAATTGGGCGAGTAGTAATACCCTTATTGATACCTTCTGGCTCATCTGTATAGCAGATGAATTTAAAACGCTTTGTATAATTGCGTTTGACCATTCCGTGAAGGTTGTTTACATATTCTGCGGTATACTTGTTACCCCATTTTATGCATAGAAAGTGCATCATAATATTTCTGTCTCAAATTAACGGTAGTTTCACTTTGTCCGTTCAGTAGTACTATAGGATATTCTGGTAATATCTGATACGCTCTAGGTGAAGTATCAGTCTCAGTATCTACACCACATAAAAATGAATAAATCATATTTTTAGGAAATGTTCTTTGAATCAATTTTTCATGGAATAAATACCAATCATCATTGTCTTTATATTTAGTCATGTAGTAATCAATGTTTTCTAGCCAATCATCATATATCAAAGATGGGTGTTTTTCATCTGAATTCCATGTCATCACCGAAGAGTTGTATTTACTTCCAAAATCTTTCCAGTAGGTTTGACATATAGTTGGCTTATCACAGTAAGAAAAGAATTCATATATGTCACATTGTAACACAATATCTAGGTCTAAGTAAAGAACTTCACCAATATTTTTTAGACTAAATAGTTGTATCTTTCTCCAATTACTTTCAATATCTTCATTAATGAATTTAACATCTATTTCAGGTCGAAGTAAATGTGCATGGTCTGAAGTAGTTAAACAAACATAATTATATTCGCCACGAGTACTATCATATATTCTATGTACGTCATCAACACTATACTTATCTCCATACAGAAGGGTTAGGATTGTCTTCAAGTCTAAACTCCATGTTATATAAATAGATTACAGAACAGAGGAACTGCAATATATGGCAACGGTAAATAATATCGTGATTGATCAGGGCACTACCTTTTCATTTACGGTCAATCTTACGAATGACGATGGTACCAAGAAAGATTTGACGAATTATGCCGTCACTTCTCAGATGCGTAAAAGTTATTACACTACTACTTATACGTCATTCACTACAGCGAAAATAGATTTAGAAGGTCAGATTACTATATCTTTGACCGCCGCTCAATCATCTGCTGTAAAGGCTGGAAGATACGTTTACGATATTGAGATTGCTAGTTCAACTGAAACATTGAGGATTATGGAAGGAATTGTGACTGTAACTCCGGAGGTTACAAAGTAATGGCAATAAAAGTAAATATACCATCGAATGCAAGTACTACGAAAGTAAGCATACCGACAACAGGTACTATTGCTTCAGTTGTTACTACACAATCTCAGGCAATTACAAACGCAAAGTTACAAAATTTAGCCAATATTGATATTTCAACTAATGGTTTATTGGACGGTCATACTTTGGTTTATGATGAAGAAACAGGCAATTTTGTTGCCCAAGCATTAACCGCTTCTGTTGATATTGATTCATTGAATCTAACATCACTAGATGGTGGAACGTATTAGTGATCAACATTCGTTATGAACAAAAGATTTCAGTAAACATAGAAAAATGAGGAAACATTAAATGGCAACCACTATTCAGATTAAGCGATCAACCGCTTCTGCCGCACCAGCAACTACTGATTTAGTAGAAGCGGAACTGGCATATAGCCAAGACAAAAGCAATGATGGCACCGGTGCCATCCTTTATATTGAATCCGTAAACAACGATAACAGTGCAGTAATCCACAAACTTGGTGGTAAATTCTATACAGATATCGTTGACGGTGCAACCAATGCGAACACCGGAAACAAACTTGTAAAAAGAGATGCGAGTGGTAACATTGCCGCTGGTACTATTACGTTTGGCAGTCTTGCTGACGGTACAATCACAGCAACAGGTTTTGTTGATGAAGATAACATGGCATCAAATAGTGCCACACTTATCCCAACTCAGCAATCAGTTAAAGCATACGTAGATTCTAAAGATTTCTATGTAGACCTTGGTATAGCTGGCGACTCTGGTACTGGAGCAATTACAGATGCAGAAACACTTACTCTTACTGGTGGAACAGGTATCACAAGAGCGGTATCTGGCAATGAAGTTACTCACACACTAGATAACACCGCAGTAAGTGCGGGTAGTTATGGTAGTACTACTGCTATTCCTACTTTTACAGTAGACGCACAAGGTAGATTGACAGCCGCAGGCACTGCTTCAATTTCAACTTCATTTAATATTGCTGGTGACAGTGGTACTACAAATGCTATTGATGGTGCAGAAACGCTTACTTTTAACGGCACAACAAATGAAATAGAAACCGCAGTATCAGCAAATGCAGTTACTATTGGTCTTCCTACTAACCCAACTATCGGTGGTAATCTTACTGTCTCTGGTAACTTGATTGTTTCTGGTACTAGAACAGAAGTAAACACACAGACTTTGGAAGTAGTTGATCCACTATTTGCACTTGCAACGAACAACAGTAGTTCCGATGCAGTTGATATTGGTTTCTACGGACTCTATGATACGTCTGGATCTCAAGACCTATACAGTGGTCTTTTCAGAGATGCAAACGATGGTAAATGGAAACTGTTTAAAGATACACAAGCAGTACCAACAACAGTGGTTGATACTACTGGTACTGGTTATGCAGTCGCATCACTAGTAGCAAACTTGGAAGGCAACGTAACTGGTAACGTAACTGGTACAACTTCAAGTATTGCAAACCATGATACGGATGCCCTTAGTGAAGGGTCAAGTAATCTTTACTACACAGCCGCACGTTTCAATAGTGCATTTGACACTAGACTTGACGCCGCAACTATAGACGGTGGTACTTACTAACAATTAATTATTTTTGGAGATGATACATGGATGAGAAATTAGTGAATCAATATATTCAAACTATGGCGGAAGAAATTAACCGCTTGACGCAAGAAAATATTGTTTTGAAATCGAAGTTAGTGATTGCAACACAATCATTGAATACTCAGAATGAAGAAACAAAAGAAGAGGACTAAATGGCTACAGTAATACGATTAAAAAGATCCGAAACAGCAAGTGATGCTCCAACTGCATCTGACTTAGCTGTGGGTGAAATTGCCATGAATATGGCAGATCGTCTACTGTACTCTAAGAAAACTGACGGAAGTATAATTTCCATAGGCGCCGCAAGATTACCAGAATCTTTTACTTGGTCAAATGACTTAGATTTTGGTACCTTAGCTACTGCGACTGGAGATGCTTACGATTGGGGTGACCTCACATCTGCTTCAACTGAGTACGATTTAGGCGCGGTAACAACAATAACCAATATACATTCAGATGCGCCTGCCAGTGCAACTGCAAGTGGAACAAAAGGGGATTTAACTTTCGACTCGGACTATATGTACGTCTGTGTCGCTACTAATACCTGGAAACGTGTTGCGCTTTCAAGTTGGTAAGCTAATATATATTTATAGAGAGTAAAGAGATAAACTATGCCAACAAAATTACAACTAAGACGAGGTAGTACATCAGACCATTCCAGTTTTACTGGCGCCGTCGGTGAAGTTACCATCGATACAGACAAGGATACTCTGGTAGTTCATGACGGATCAACCGCTGGTGGATTTGTAGTACCTAGACTATCTGATATTAGCGTAACCGATTCGGGTGGTGACGGCTCGCTTTCATATAACAATTCAACCGGTGTACTTACTTATACTGGTCCAAGCGCATCTGAAGTTAGAGCGCACATTACTGCTGGTGCTGGTATTTCAGTTTCAAGTGGTGTTGTTACATTAGACATACTTGACGAAGATAACTTTTCAACAGATAGTGCCACAAAAGCTCCTTCACAGCAATCTACAAAAGCATATATTGCTAGCCAGATTGCAACCAAAGACAATACAGATGAGATGACTGAAGGGTCAACCAATCTCTACTTTACGAATTCTAGAGCAGACGCAAGAATATCAAATGCTCTTAAAGATGAAGATAACATGGCATCTGATAGTGCTACACATCTTCCTTCTCAACAAAGCGTTAAAGCATACGTTGATGCACAGACAACAGACGAAACTGCGGAAGGTTCATCTAATTTATATTTTACCACTGCCCGAGTTGATTCACAAATAGATTCATATCTCAATGCAGGAACTGGAATAACACTTGCTGGTAGTGGCGCAGTCGCAGTTAATACCTCTGTCATACCAACAATAACTGCAATGAATTCAGCAATTGCAACAAGCATATCTAACCTAGTCGATTCATCACCAGATGCATTGAATACGTTAAATGAGTTAGCCGCAGCCTTAGGCGATGATGCTAACTTCAGTACGACAGTAACAAACAGTATAGCAACAAAAGCTCCACTTGCTAGTGCGGCTCTTACGGGTACACCAACAGCACCCACAGCAAGTACGGGTACAAACACTACTCAACTAGCTACTACTGCTTACGTAAAACAAGAAATAGATGCACTCAAGGCACTCTTGTATGCATATGATCAATCATAAGGCGGAGTTAAATGGCGTTATCAACTAGACAAGGACTAATAGACTATTGTTTAAGACGTTTGGGCTTCCCGGTTATTGAGATTAATATCGATGATGATCAGATAGAAGACCGCGTTGACGATGCTTTACAATTATTCCAAGAATACCACTTTGATGGTGTTGAAAGAACATATGTAAAGCACCAAATAACAGGGTCTACTTTAAACATTCAAACTGGCATTGCCGCAAACTTCAATGTGGGTGAAACTGTAACTGGAGCAACTAGTGGTGCTACAGCGGAAGTAGTAACTGGAGTAGCAAGCGCATTAACAGTAGACAATATTAAAGGCACATTCGTAGCAAGCGAAGTACTTAACGGTTCAGTAAGTGGACTATCTGCTACACTCTCAGCATCGAATTTCTATGCCGCGGGTGATTTGGAAAATGGATACTTTCCAATCAATTCAAACATTCTAAGTATACAGAGACTATTCCCAATAGGGCAGAGTTCTCAGACAACTGGTACAAACAATATGTTTGACCTTATGTATCAAATGCGAATGAATGATATGTACAGTTTACTGAGTGCTGACCTCACGTATTACAGCATGGTACAGACGCACCTAAGCACTCTGGATCAAATGTTTGTTAATCAGCGACAGATACGTTGGAATAGAAAAACGAACAAACTTTATATCGACACTGATTGGGATTTAACTTTCAATGTGGGCGATTATGTTGTAGCAGAAGCATACGCAATCATAGACCCTTCACTATATCCTGAAGTGTGGGATGATATGTTCCTTAAAAAATATCTTACCGCATTGCTCAAAAGACAATGGGGAGAAAACATGAAGAAATTTGGAGGAATACAATTACCGGGCGGAGTGACTTTAAACGGTGTAGAATTATTTCAAGAAGCAACCGCCGAGATCGCACAGATTGAAGATGAGATGCAGATGAAGTATGAACTACCACCGACATTTATGGTGGGATAAATAGAGCATGGCTACTAATTTTTACTTCCAAAATGGTGACACCTCAGGCACAACCTCAGAACAAAGGCTAGTAGAAAGCCTTGTAATAGAGAGTCTGAAGATTTACGGGCATGATGTTTTTTATTTGCCACGTACTCTGGTAAACAGAGATACAATCTTTGACGAAGATGCACTGTCTAAGTTCACACAATCATATCCTTTAGAAATGTACATGGAGAATGTACAAGGGTTTGAGGGCGACGGAGATATATTTTCTAAGTTTGGTATAGAAATACGAGACTCAGCCACATTTGTATTGGCAAAGAAACGATGGGAAGATTTAGTAGATACTTCTGGCGGTACTTTTCAGTTAGACGCAAGACCTGCAGAAGGAGACTTACTGTATTTTGCTAAGACAGGATCACTATTTGAAATTAAATTTGTAGAGTTTCAAAATCCATTCTATCAACTTGGAAAGATATACGTATTTAGATTACAATGTGAATTGTTTCAGTATAGTTCAGAAGTACTTGATACTGGTAATGCTGGTGTTGATGCTATCGAAGATGGTAATTCTCTCGATTCATTCCTGTTTCAGTTGAAGACTGAAGCTGGTGATCTACTACTTTCAGAGACAAGCGATTCAATTATTAAAGAAGAATTTGCAACAACGAAGACTAATGCAAATACTGATAACGATGACTTCTTAAACTTCACTGATATAGTGGACTTCACTGAAGTAAATCCATTTGGTGAGGTAGGTTAATGTTTAAAGATAAACAGTTTTATCATTCTACAACGAAGAAAGCAATTATTGCATTCGGCACAATCTTTAGTAACATACAGATTGAAAGAAAAAACTCTGCTGGTGAAATAGCACAGTCAATAAGAGTACCACTTGCGTATTCACCAAAGCAAAAGTTTTTAGCTAGGATAGCGGCAATACCAGATACCGAGAGTCGTGGTGAAGTTGCTATTACTTTGCCTAGACTTGGCTTTGAGATTACTGGTATTTCATATGATCCAAACAGAAAGATTTCACCAATAAACAAAAACGTAGCATTGCATACAGATAGTACACTTACAGCAAGAACTAGTTTTGTATCTACACCATATGACTTAAATCTTACCCTGTACTCTTTCGCAAAAAATCAAGATGATGCCTTGCAGATAGCAGAACAGATAATGCCACATTTTAATCCAGACTTTAATATCACAGTTAATGATTTACCTGAAATGGGTATCAAAAGAGATATTAAAATAAACTTGGACAGCATTGCATATGAAGATAATTATGAAGGTTCATATGCTGGAGACAGACAGAGTATTATATGGTCTTTTAATTTCACGATGAAGTTAAACTACTACGGCTTTGTGAGTACACAAGGTATGATAAGAAAAGCAATTGCGTCTACTTGGCAGAATCCAGAACTACTAGGAGAGTATGTCAAGCAAACATATTCAGTAGAGAACGTAAAAGCAACAGCAACAGCGACAGTTTCAAGTGGTGCAGTAAATGCTGTTAATTTGGTGTATAGCGGTGATAAGTACACTTATGCACCCAATGTAACATTCTCTACAGGCACCGCAAGAGCAACAGCAGTTCTTGGTACTGATGGCAAGATTAAATCTATAACAGTTACTAATGGTGGTACTGGATATAGTACTGCTCCCACAGTAGATATTGAAGCGCCAGAAGGATATCAAGAGTTCCCTGGTCCAGCAGATGCATATAGATTCGTGGAAGAGTTTGAACAGGAATTTTCATAATGACAAACAAAGTATTCGATGCTCTGGATAAAACTTTTCAAGTTTCCCAGACAAAAACAGAAGAACTAAAGACGCCTGCAATAGTGCAGACTGCTATAGATTCAACAGTTGCAAGTGATTTTGAGGAAGCAAGACAAGCACTCAAGAGATCAATGTCGTATAACGAAGAGGCTATACAAGGCATATTAAGCATAGCACAGAACAGCGACAACCCTAGAGCATTTGAAGTTGCAGGACAGCTAATCAAATCTATGGCTGAAGGTGCAAAAGATATTATGGAAGTACAAAGAACGAAGCAAACAATTGATAAAGTAAATGGTAACATTGATACTAGTAATGTTACGAATAATAATCTTTTTGTTGGCAGTACCTCTGAACTTCTTAAAATGATTAACAAACAGAAAGAAGATCAAGAAAAATTGGTGAGTAATGGCTCTGATTGAAACTTCATATCATGGTAATCCAAACCTAAAACCAGTAGGATATCAACACGATTTTACTCCTGAACAAATTGAAGAGTATTTGAAGTGTAAAGATGATGTTATTTACTTTATCGAAAACTACTGCAAAATTGTCACACTAGATTCTGGATTGCAACCCTTCAAACTTTACGAATGTCAAAAGCGAAAAGTAGAGTTTATCATGGAAGAGCGTAAAGCTATTCTTATGGAAGGCAGACAGCAAGGTAAAACAGTTACAGCCGCAGCCTGCATACTACATTATAGTATATTTAATGATAGTAAAACAGTTGCTATTATGGCAAACAAGACTTCGGCTGCCCGAGAAGTTCTATCCCGTTATCAAATCATGTACGAACATCTACCTATATGGATGCAACAAGGTGTTAAGACTTGGAACAAAGGTAACGTAGACTTAGAGAATGGATCAGTAATATTCACAGCCGCAACAACAGCTTCTGGTATTCGTGGTAAATCTGTAAACTGGTTGTACATCGATGAGGCTGCCATCATACCAAACAACGTAGCAGATGAATTTTTCACTTCAGTTTATCCTACCATTTCTGCTGGTGAGACTACAAAGATTCTACTTACTTCTACACCACTTGGATACAATCACTTCTGGAAATTTTGGAATGAGTCTAAGAAAGGATTAAATGGATTCAAGAGTATGTTTGTACCATACTCAGAGATTCCAGGAAGAGATGAGAAATGGGCAGAAGAACAATTTAAACTATTGGGTGAATTAAAGTTTAACCAAGAAGTTTTATGTGATTTTCTAGGGTCATCTAACACATTGATTAGTGGTAAAGCATTAGGAATGATGTCATCATATGACCCAGAATATACAAAAGATGGATTAGACATATATGAAGAACCTCAAAAGGATAAATACTATGTTGTAATAGTGGACACTTCTAGAGGCATAGGAGGTGACTATAGTGCATTTACAATGATGGATATAACTGAAATGCCATTTAAAGTAGTGGGTAAGTATCGAAACAATCAGATATCACCACTATTATATCCCAATATAATTGGTAAAGTAGCATCGGACTTCAATGATGCATACGTCTTAATAGAAACAAATGACATTGGACAACAAGTATCAGATATACTTCACCAAGAATTAGAATATGAAAATATATTTAGCACAGTTTCAGAGAATAACAAACAATATGTTTCTCCTGGATTCGGAAAGAAAAGCGCATTAGGAGTAAGAACAACCAAATCAGTTAAACGACAAGGTTGTTTTGCACTTAAAGCATTAATAGAAGAACAAAAACTATTGATTTTCGATGCCGACTGTATTAGTGAATTATCTACATTCGTAGAGAAAGGCGGTACCTTTGTTGCAGATGAAGGATACCATGATGATTTAGCCATGACCTTAGTGTTATTTGCGTGGCTTAGTACGAATACATTCTTTAAAGACTTGACCAACGTTGATATGAGACAGAATTTATACAATTCAGAGATGAGAACAATAGAAAGAGACTTAACACCATTCGGTGTTATAGACGATGGTCAACGAGAAGAAGTATTTGTAGCAAGTGGTGATGTATGGATGTGGGCAGACGAGAAAGAGAAATACGAATTATTATAAATAATTCATAGGAACAGTAACGTACATTACACGATAACCGTAATTTAACATCGAGGAGAATAACATGGCTTTTCAGCTATCACCAGGAGTTCAGGTCAGAGAACAAGACTTGACTAATGTTGTTCCCGCAGTTGCAACCACAATTGGTGCGATTGTAGGAGACTTTAGTTGGGGTCCTGCCCATCAAATACAAAACGTAGACTCGGAAAACAATTTAGCAGAAATGTTTGGGAAACCAACAACAAGTAATTTCATAGACTTTATGACTGCTTCATCATTTTTAGCATATGGGTCTAACTGCTTAACGGTCAGAGAAGTTGGTACTGCCGCAAGAAATGCGACTGCCGATGCATCTGGTTTACTAATAAAAAACAGAGAGATTTTTAACGAATCTTATGGTAATGGAGAAGCTAGTGTAGGAGTTTGGGCAGCCAAATATCCTGGAACATTAGGCAACTCTTTAAAAGTCTCAATGGCAGACTTAACTTCTACCACAAACACTTCAGTTGCATCTATTGCAGTGACAGCAGGAGGTTCTGGTTATACTTCAGCACCAACAGTCACAGTAGCTAATCCAGATACTGGTACTACAGTTGCAACAGCAACAGCAACAGTATCGGGTGGAGCAATCACTGCTATCAGTGTACCGTTTGGTGGAGTTGGATACACTTCAGTACCTACAATCACTATTTCAGGTGGGGGCGGTTCTGGTGGAACAGCAACAGCAACTCTATCTACTGCTTGGACTTACGCAAATCAATTTGATAACGTACCAACCACTACTTCTTGGGGTACTAGATCAGGTACTACAGTAGATGAATTGCACGTTATCGTAGTTGACGAAGACGGATCAATTACAGGTGTAGCTGGAACAGTCTTAGAAAAGTTTGCAGGATTATCTAAAGCATCCGATGCTAAAGATGATGTCAATCAGTCCAACTACTGGAAAAAAGTTATCAATGACAGATCCAAATGGATATGGGTCATGGATAATCCAACAGAAGGAACAGATTGGGGTACTTCAGCCGCAGGTAATGTCGGATTCGATACACTAACAGCAGGTGTTGCAGATCAAGAAGTTTCACTATCTGGTGGAGTATTAGCCGCACCAGCAACCGCAGACTTACAATCTGGTTACTTAATGTTTGACAATGACGAATTAATTGACGTATCGTTAATTATGACTTCGGGTCATGCTCTTGCAGTTTCAGACTATGCAATCGATAACATTGCAGAGATCAGAAAAGACTGTATGGTATTTGTATCTCCAGAAAGAGATTCAGTTGTTAATAATTCTGGATCAGAAGTAACTGCAATCGTTGCTGATAGAAGTGCATTAACACGCAGTTCATTCGCTGTCATGGACAGTGGGTGGAAGTATATGTATGACAAGTACAACGACCAGTATGTTTACGTACCACTTAATGGTGACGTAGCTGGTGCTTGTGTTACTTCAGATAACGCAAATGATCCTTGGTTCTCACCTGCAGGTTATGCCCGCGGAGTAATTAAGAACGCTGTTAAACTTGCATTCTCTCCTAAGAAAGTTGATAGAGATGAGTTATACAGACAAGGTATTAACCCAGTAGTTGGATTCCCTGGAAACGGTATTGTACTCTTCGGAGACAAAACTTTGCTAGACAAACCTTCTGCATTTAATAGAATCAATGTACGTAGACTGTTTATTGTATTAGAAAAAGCAGTTGCTACAGCCGCTAAGTTCCAACTCTTTGACTTCAACGATGCTTTCACAAGAGCGCAGTTCAGATCATTAGTTGAGCCTTTCTTACGTGACGTACAAGGCAGAAGAGGGATCTATGACTTCAGAGTAGTTTGTGACGAAACAAACAACACTACTGAAACAATAGATGCAAACGAATTCAGAGCAGATATTTTCGTTAAGCCAGCAAAATCAATCAACTTCATTACGTTGACATTTGTTGCTACACGAACTGGTATCTCTTTTGAAGAACTTGGTGCCTAATCCCTTATAAATAATAATATTCAACTAGGAGATAAATTAAATGAATATTGAAGAATTTAAAGCGAGACTAGGTGCTGGCGGTGCTAGACCAAACCAGTTTCGGGTTTCTCTTGCTTTCCCGAGTTATGTGTCTGGTGTTGATCCATCATACAGTCTTCTCGTTACGGGCGCGGCATTGCCAGCTTCTAACGTAAATCCCGCAATCATTCAGTATCGAGGTCGTGAGATCAAGATGGCTGGAGAAAGAATCTTTGATCCATGGACTATTACAGTAGTCAATGATTCAGGTTTCTCTTTGCGTAAACCATTTGAGACATGGATGAACGGTCTTAATGATCGTGAAACCAACGAAGGTGTTCTCAATCCAAGAGACTATCAAGCAGACTTAACAGTTGAACATCTTGATAGAAATGATGCAGTTCTAAATGGTGGTACTTATACTCTCAGAAATGCATTCCCAATACAGATGTCAGAAATTGCACTACAGTATGCACAGAACGATATCTTTGAAGAATTTACTGTGACGTTCCAATACTTACACTACGATGTAAAATAGAGTTGGACATAGGATTATTATAATATGGAATTATTTGGGTTTGAAATAAACCGGAAGAAGGCGCTAAAGACAGAGAAATCTTTTGTCGCGCCTGATTCGGACGGTGCTTTAGAAAGCATCCAAGCAGGTGGCTATTTTGGTACATACTTTGACGTTGAAGGTGTAGCAAATAACGAAGCCGAACTTATTAAGAAGTATCGTGACATATCAATGATGGCAGATGTTGATTCAGCTATTGAAGATATCGTCAACGATTCAATAAGTAATATGGACAATGAGAAACCTTTAGGATTAAATCTAGAGAATCTCAAAATGTCTGCAACAATAAAGAAAGCAATACAAGTTGAATTTGATAACATTGTTTCTTTAATGGACTTCAACGATAAAGCACAAGATTACTTTAGACGTTGGTATGTTGATGGTAGAATTTACTTTCATAAAGTTATTGATACTGCAAAACCAAAAGAAGGTATCAAAGACATAAGATATATTGATCCTAGAAAGATCAAAAAAGTACGGAAAGTAAACAAAGAGAAAGATAAGAATGGTGTTGCTCTTATTACTAATATTGATGAACATTTTATATTTGATGACAAAGGACTAGCTACTAAGTCTGGACAATATAAAGCGGGTAATGCTCAAGACAAAGCAATCAAGATAAGCAAAGACGCTATCACATATTGTACCTCAGGCTTGATGGACATGGATAAACTGATCCCTGTCTCATATGTGCATAAAGCAATAAGACCTGCGAATCAACTTAGAATGATGGAAAATGCTGTAGTTATCTATCGTATTACTAGAGCACCAGAAAGACGAATCTTTTATATAGATGTCGGCAATTTACCTACTGGTAAAGCAGAACAATATCTAAAAGACATTATGGAAAGATATCGTAATAAATTAGTATATGATGCTGGCACGGGTGAAATCAGAGATGATAAGAAGTTTATGTCAATGCTTGAAGACTTTTGGCTCCCACGGAAAGAGGGTGGTAGAGGCACAGAGATTCAAACATTACCAGGTGGACAAAATCTAGGACAGATAGAAGACGTTGAATACTTTCAGCGCAAACTTTATCAGGCACTAAATGTGCCACTGTCTAGACTAGAGCAACAAGCTGGATTAAATTTTGGTAGAAGTGCAGAGATTACAAGAGATGAACTTAAATTTACTAAGTTTATTTCAAAGCTAAGAAGAAGATTCTCAGGAGTCTTCCACGATCTACTCAAGACTCAGTTGGTACTCAAGGGTGTCATAGCTGAGTCTGAATGGGATGATATTAAAGATGACTTGATGTACGATTATGCAAGTGATGTTTACTACACAGAGTCTAAAGAACAAGAGATTCTACGTAGTCGTATTGAAGTACTCAATGGTGTTGCTCCGTTTATGGGACAATTATACAGTAAGAGATATGTGCAGACTAAGATTCTACGCCTTACTGATGAAGAGATTGAGACAATCGATAAAGAGATCGGTGAAGCAGACGAAGGTGAGCATCTAGTTGGCGATGCCGCTGAAGCAGAAAGAGATAGACAACACCAGATTGCAATGTCGCAAGATGAAGAACAACCAAATGGAGAAGAGTGATGTCAGATATTGAAGTAGAAGTGAATGATAAGGTTGAAACAGATAACATAGTCCGTCAGATGATGGACAAAATGGCATCTGGTGACACAACTGGTGCGGCAGACGATTTTAATGTTGCAATGGGACAAAGAGTAGGCGATGCTTTAGCCACTAGAAAACAAGAAGTGGCAGATACAGTATTCAACACTACCCCAGAAATGGAAAAAATGGGACTTGTAGCAGGTGCTGATGAGTCCATAGAAACAAATGGAGAGACAGATGAAGACGTTTAGGCAGTTTCAAGAAGAAGCTAAACCGGTAAAGAAGCCCACAAAATCAGACCCAACTGCTAATCATCCAGCAGAAGACGGTGATGAAGGCGATACTACCCCACCTAAACAAGGCTCATCAACAGATCCAAAATTGACACATAATTGTGCAATGAAAGTATTGCATAAAGAACATGGTGAAGGGCGACCACTTCACTCTGAACACGCTATACCGAGCGCAGATGGTGACATTGCATGGTATAAAGTAATGTTCGAACACGGAATTGAAACTTGTGATACAGTAGACCTTGATGTTTTATTAACGGAGTCGCATTCCAATCACAAGAAAAAAGGCTATTAGGAGAATTAAATGGCGGTCACAGTAGACGTTTTAAAATTAACTCAAGTTCAAGGCGTAGTAGCCGTTAGTGGAACTGGCGCGGCAGGTACCATCGCTCTTGCAACTACTCTAAAGAAATCAACCGAAACACAATCGACACCAATAGCTAATATTAGATCCATTAAGTGGACATTAGCTGCCGCTGGTGTTGCGACTGTTACGAGAAACAGTAAAGTTCTTTATGATCTAGATAAGTCTGGTGAGATTGAGTTTAACGGCTTCTCTGATATTAGAGAAAATGGCTCTGATATAGTAGTGACACTATCAGGTGGATCAGGTACAGTAATCGTTGAAACAACAAAAGTAAGTGGTTATGGATCACAACAGCATCAAGGTGCAGATGGGAGTCTAGGTTAATGAAACTAATTACAGAAACAGTTGAAGATGTCAAGTACATCGTAGAAGAGAAAGATGGCAAAAAATCAATGTTTATTGAGGGTGTCTTTCTTCAGTCAGAATTAAAAAATAGAAACGGTAGGATGTACCCCAAAGAAATCATGCAACGAGAAGTTGCTAGGTACACCAAAGAAAACATCGATACTAAGAGAGCAATGGGCGAACTTGGTCATCCTGATGGACCTACTGTCAATCTAGACCGTGTGTCACATCTTATTACTTCACTAAAAGAAGATGGCAATAACTATATCGGTAGAGCAAAAATTCTTGATACACCAATGGGCAACATTGCAAGAAACCTCATAGAAGAGGGCGCACAATTAGGAGTGAGTTCACGTGGACTTGGATCACTAAAAGAGCGCAACGGTATCAATGAAGTACAGGACGATTTCATGCTGTCTACCGCCGCAGATATAGTTTCTGATCCTTCAGCACCAGATGCATTCGTAAGAGGCATCATGGAGAATAGAGAATGGATTATGGAGAACGGTTGTTGGCGCGAAAGGGAAGTAGACATGGCAAAGGCTTTTATACATAAGACTTCTGCCCGTGAACTGGAAGAAGCAAAACTAGTTGTCTTTGAATCGTTTATGAAACGACTTTCGAAAATCTAACTTTTTATAAATATTATCAGAAACATAATCCTAAAAGGAGATCAGTAACATGAGTGTAGAAAATAAGATCAGAGAGTTTCTTGCGAAGGGTTCAGCCCTTAGTGAAGAACTCCAAGAACTGGATGAGAAGGCAGACAACCTTTCTCCCAATAGTAAACCAGGTGATTCATCTGCCCCTACTCAGGGTAGTTCAGATGCTAATCCTGAAAAAGACGATTTAAGTGGAACTAACAACAAGGAAGGTGGTTTAACTGCTGAAGTTGGTAAAGCCGCATCTGCTAAAGCGAAGAAAGATGGAACATTACCTAAGGGTAATGGTGCTAAAGAAGCTCCTTCTAACTTTGAAAACGAAGAAAACACAGAAGCCTCTGTAAACAATAGTTCATCACAAGGCGTAGTCGCACAAGAAGAAGTAGCATCTGAAGAAGAAGTTATCTCTGAAGACGAAGGCACTGAAGAAGAATCGGAAGTTGTTTCCGAGACTGAAGAAGTTGTAGCAGAAGACGACCAAGAAGTTGTGTCTGAAGATGAAAGTCTTTTCAGTCAAGACATCCAAGGTTTGTTCGAATCAGAAGAGAATCTTTCTGAAGAGTTCAAGACTAAGGCAGCCGGTATCTTTGAAGCTGTAGTAACAGCCCGTATTGCCAATGAGATGGACACAATTGAAGCAGAATTAAAAGAAGAAGCCAACCTTCAGCAAGAGACATTTAAGGAAGAAATGGTTGAGAAACTAGACTCTTTCCTTTCCTATGTTGCTGAGAACTGGATGAAAGAAAATGAACTTGCCATAGAGCGAGGTCTACGTGCAGAGATCACTGAAGACTTCATTTCTGGTATGAAAACCCTATTCGCTGAACACTACATTCAAGTGCCTGAAGAGCAGTATGATGTACTGGGCGAAATGCAGGACAAAATTGACTCTTTGGAAACAAAGTTAAATGAGTCCCTTGAAGAAAAGATCGAAGTGGCAGCCCAAAAGCAAGACCTTCAAAAACAAGCAGTTATCAAGGAAGCTAGTGAAGATTTAACACTAACTGAAGCTGAGAAATTTGCTAAACTTGTTGAAGACATTGAATTTGGTAGCACTGAAATCTTCCAAGAAAAAGTTGCAGTAGTTAAGGAAAACTATTTTCCAAAGCAAGCGCAACAAGATGAAGATAAAATGGACGATACAGTCGAAGGGCTAGCCCAAGATGACAGTTATATTTCCAGATATGCTCAGGCAATCTCTCAATCAGCAAAGTTCTAAATAACAAAGTTTATAAATAATAGTACGAATCAAAACCCCAATAGGAGAAACGAAAAATGTATCTTTCTGAACAAATTCAAGAGAAGTGGGCTCCAGTTCTGGACCACGAAGCTCTTGGCGAAATCAAAGACCCATACAAGAAAGCAGTTACCGCTGTAATTCTTGAAAACCAAGAGAAGGCGTGTAAAGAAGAACGCCTCGCTCTTAACGAAGTCGCAGTCAATAGTAATACTGGCGGCGGAATCGACAACTATGACCCAATTCTGATTAGCTTAGTAAGACGGGCATTGCCTAATCTTATGGCTTATGACGTAGCTGGTGTTCAACCAATGACTGGACCTACTGGTCTTATCTTTGCAATGAAGTCACACTTTACCAATCAAACTGGTACAGAGGCTTTATTCAACGAAGCAGATACAGACTTTTCTGGTTCTGGTACTCACGCTGGATCAAACCCAGTAGACGGTACTTACACAACTGGTACTGGTACTGCTACTAATACTGCTGAAGCACTTGGCGATTCAGGCGGAACAGACTTTGACGAGATGGCTTTCTCAATCGAGAAAACAACCGTTACTGCAAAGACTCGCGCACTGAAAGCTGAGTACACAGTTGAATTAGCACAAGACCTTAAAGCTATCCATGGTTTGGATGCTGAAGGCGAGTTGTCTAACATTCTTTCACAAGAAATTCTTGCTGAAATTAACCGTGAAGTTATTCGAACAATCTACAAAGTCGCTAAGCCTGGTTCTGCATCTACTGCAACAGCCGGTACTTTCGATCTTGATGTTGATTCAAATGGCAGATGGTCAGTTGAGCGATTCAAAGGCTTACTCTTCAACATTGAAAGAGATGCTAACGTAATCGCGCAAGACACACGTAGAGGGAAAGGTAACTTCATCATCACATCTGCTGATGTTGCGGCTGCACTCTCAATGGCTGGTGTTCTTGATACTGGTTCAGCACTTCAAGGTGGAGGTCAACTTAATGTTGATGATACTGGCAATACATTTGCTGGTGTTCTTAACGGTCGTTATAAAGTATATGTTGATCCTTATTCAGCAAATACTGGAGCCGCTTCACAGTTCTACGTAGTTGGTTATAAAGGATCTAGCGCATATGATGCTGGTATCTTCTACTGCCCATACGTTCCACTGCAAATGGTTAGAGCGATTGACCCAGGTAACTTCCAGCCTAAGATTGGCTTCAAGACACGTTATGGCATGATTGCGAATCCTTTCGTAACTCAAGCTAATGGTACTACTGACGGTGCAACATTCACTGCTGACCGTAACCAGTATTACAGACTGTCTAAAGTTACAAACCTTATGTAATATAAAAAGAATCTCAATAGAGACACTTTTAAGGGAGCTTTCGGGCTCCCTTTTTTTGTGCGTTATAAATAGAAACGTGCAATGTCGCACAGTCACAATGGAAGTGAAGTGGATATATTATTACCAGTAGTATTAGCTATAGTAACATTTATTTACGAACCAGGAAACGAAAAGATCAACGATTATTGTAGAGCCGCAGTTGCGGGTGATCAGTTAGGGCTTGATGGTGAGCCACTTACAACAGAGACTTTCTCGTCAAGAAAAGAATGTTGGGATTACTATGATGATTTTAGAGAAGATATACCAACTATAAACAATGGGGTAAAATATCCCAGAGGTCAATAAGACTAGGAGGTAAAAGTGGCATATAGCGACAAAGTTATAGACCATTACGAAAACCCTCGCAACGTAGGCAAATGGGATCCCGCAGACAATATAGGCACTGGAATGGTTGGTGCACCTGCTTGTGGTGATGTCATGCGCCTACAAATTAAAGTAGAAGGTGATGTCATAAAAGATGCTAAGTTCAAGACTTATGGCTGTGGTTCAGCTATAGCATCCAGCTCACTACTCACAGAGTGGGTAAAGGGTATGTCGTTACACGATGCGAGTACAATAAAGAACACAGAAATAGCAGAAGAACTTGCTTTACCACCTGTAAAAATTCATTGCAGTGTACTAGCAGAAGATGCTATCAAAGCCGCAATAGAAGATTACCAAAGCAGGCAAAAGGACGTATAAATAGTAGTATGATAAAGATATCCTCAGAAGCAAAAGAATACTGGACTGGTTTACTAGAGAAATCAGAACAGAAGTATGTACGTTTATCACTGAAAGGTAGTGGGTGTGCTGGTTTCGCATACGTGTGGGAGTATTCAGATGATGATTCTGATGGCACTCTTATAGATGACTTAATTGTTGTTGATGACATAGTGCGAAATGAAGTTGCTGGTAGTACAGTAGATATGGTAACAAGTATGACTGGATCTGAGATAACAATAACCAATCCTAACGTAGCAAGTTCGTGCGGATGTGGTGAAAGCATTCAGTTTGAAGCGTAACGGAGAAACATATGGCATTTAATAATATATCGTCAGTCGCAGAAGGAACTTTTGCTGGTAAGAACCCGTCAGAGTTAGACTATTTGCGTCCAAACGGATTTAAATTTCAATTACATAATATGCCTAACGTATCGTTTTTCTGTCAGGCTGCCAATCTACCAGAAATCTCAATGGGATTTCCAGAGCAAGTAACACCACTTGTAGATATTGCATACCCAGGAGACAAGTTGAGATTTGGCGAGTTAATGATTAGATTCCTTATTCAGGAAGATATGACTAACTACAAAGAGTTATACTCTTGGCTACGTGGTCTCGGCTTCCCTGAGAACCACAAAGAGTTCACAGACTATATTAACAGTCAAGCCTATAGAACTGCAACACAGACAAATAACGCTAAGGAGGGCATTGCTCAAGTAAGTGATGCTACTCTGTTTGTTCTCGATTCCAATAACAATCCAAATGTTAAAGTAACATTCAAAGACGCATTCCCAATATCACTTTCTGGTTTAGACTTTGATATCACGAATGGTGCAGGTGATTACTTTATTGGTATTGCCGCGTTTAAATATAGAACATATACGATTGATGCAGTAACTTAGGGAAAAAATGGCTAGATTATTGGTTGGTGGTGATTCTTTTGCAACATGGGATGAAGATCATTGGTGTAAATACCTCGCTGAACGTGTTCGCGCTCAAGTTCACTCTACTGGTATGCCAGGTAGGTGTATAAAATATACAACACTAAACACCATAGCACATCTAGAGGAAAGTATAGAAAACACTAACACTAGATCCTATACTCACTGCATATTTCATCTTACTTCTTTTCTTAGATTGACCTCAATAGGTTTAGATGATACAACGGAAAGAAAGTTAGAGATACTAGAAGACCTTTCAACTGTAACCACCAAGCGATGGTGGAAAGAAGCATATAATTTATCTCGTCACTTAGGCAACACAATCACTTATAACAGTAGAGACATTCTAGACTCATTCTATCACAAAAGTTTTAATACACTAACAGAAGCAGAAAATATGATGTATATTGGTGCGCTAATAGGGTATTGTAACTCCAACAAAATAAAGTTATGCATAAGAACAGTTTTCAATGAAGACATTAAGCTCCCTAGATTTGGACCTGTAGATCATTTTAGATTTGCAGATGAGGCACTGACTCTAATACAACCAAATCACGACCTTAAAGGACACTACACAGCTAAACAACATGAATTGATACTACAAGAATTTAAAAAACTATTTCCAGATTGGTTGGAAACAGACGTATAAATAGTAGTAGTAGAAGAAATATATTATGGAGACACTATGATTAAATTAGCAGACCTACAAGATATGTGGGTTAATGATTGTAAAATTGATGATTTGAATTTGGGTAAAGAAAGTACTAAGACTCCAGAACTTCATGCGAAGTATCTAAATCACTTATCTACAGCTAGACTCCAGTTACGCAAAGCAAACACCAGTCTAATAAAATTAAAACGAATTAAATCTCAATATTTCAGAGGTGAGTTATCCAAAGAAGAATTGAATGTACTAGGATGGGATCAGTACTTAGGCAATAAGCCACTCAAATCAGAAATTTATGAATACTTAGAAGCTGATGATGATATCATACAGCAAGCAGATAAATTGGAGTACATTCAGACTACGGTAGATTACCTAGACAGAGTACTCAGAGCAATACAGAGTCGAGGTTGGGATATTAAGAACAGCATCGAATGGACAAAATTCACTAACGGACTAATGTAAATGGAAGACAAATACATACCAGCATTTTTAACTACTGCTTGGGTATTAACTTTTACTATTCTATTTTGGGCAACAATAGAAAAACTAACACTTGAATTGTGGTGTATTGCATATGGAATTTTCATGTAATGATAACAGTAACGAAGAAAGACGAATGCCACATATTGATCGATACGGATCCTAGTACGGCAAAAGAAATCGTTGAATTCTTTACATTCGAAGTTCCTGGTGCAAAGTTTATGCCCGCATATAGAAATAGAATGTGGGACGGTAAAGCTAGAATGTTTAATATGTACACAAGAGAACTCTATGTAGGTCTATTAGACTATCTAGTGGAATTTTGTGAACAGCTAGAGTACAAGATAGATATAAAAATTGACAAAGTTGGTGAAGAAGGTACCATCGATCAAGTCTCAAAATTTACAGAGTCCTTAAACTTACACAGCCAAGGTAAACAGATTGCTATTAGGGACTATCAACTAGAGGCAGTAACTCATGCGATTAACAATGGTCGATCTCTTCTTTTATCTCCTACTGCTAGTGGTAAGTCTCTCATCATTTACAGTCTTTTACGTTATCACCAAGCACACGGACGTAAACAACTTATCATCGTGCCAACGACTTCCCTCGTTGAGCAAATGTGGGGAGATTTTAATGACTACTCATCTGAAGATAAATGGCAAGCAAACAAATTCTGCCACAAAATCTACGGTGGAAAAGACAAGACCAACAAAGCCGCAGTAATAATATCTACTTGGCAATCAATATATAAATTTCCTAAGTCTTGGTTTGAAGAGTTTGATGTAGTATATGGAGATGAAGCACACAACTTTAAAGCTAAATCATTGACTACTTTACTAGACAAAATGGTAAACACTCCATATCGATATGGCACAACAGGTACACTTGACGGCACAAAGACTCATAGATTAGTACTTGAAGGAGTATTTGGTAGAGTGTACAAAGTGACTACAACAAAGAAACTCATGGACAGTAAACAACTGGCTGAGTTGAAGATTGTTTGTTTGCTACTAGAGTACTCTGATGCACAGAGGAAGTTAGTATCTAAAATGCCATATCAAGAAGAGATGGACTGGCTAGTAACTAACCCACAACGTAATAAGATTATAACTAATTTGACTATAGCACAGACTGGTAATACCCTAGTGTTATATCAATTTGTAGAGAAACATGGTGCGGTATTGCACAAGATGATAAGCGAACGTGTAAATTCTGAAAGGATGGTGTTCTTTGTACACGGTGGAACTGATACTGAGCAAAGAGAAGAGATACGCCACTTGACAGAGACACAAAAAGATGCTATAATCATCGCTTCATATGGTACTTTTAGTACTGGTATAAATATAAGGAACTTACATAATGTTGTATTTGCTTCACCTAGCAAGTCTCGTATCAGAAATCTACAGTCTATTGGTAGAGGACTTAGGAAGGGTAATCAGAAAGAAGCGTGTAATTTATTTGATGTCGGTGATGATCTCTCTTGGAAATCTAAGAAGAACTTCACACTCAATCATATGTTAGAACGAATTAAAATTTACAACGAAGAATCGTTCAACTATAAGATAGCAAAGGTAGAAGTAAAATGAATGAACTAGAACCTAAAGTAATAACTCTCCTCAATGAGACTCAGCTAGTAGCATCTGTGGAAGAGGTCTCACCTACAGAGATTAAACTTCATACACCTTTGAAGATAACGCGCCATCTTAATGAAGGTCCTAGGGGTATGCAAGAGTCATTTGCTCTCATGGGATGGATCCCTTTTTCTGACGATTTAGAATATTTTATGAATAGAGATATTATAGCAAACGTATCTACATTGTCTCGCCAGTATGTGCAAGACTATTATGCGATTGTTGAGAAAACTTTTTTTGCTGAAAACGAGTCGGGTCATGACGATACCGACGAGATGATAGCAGACATCTACGCTTATGCTCAAGCAGTAGATAACAATGAAATACATTGATTGTATTCTTTAAAGGGACACACCCTATTATACACACTATTTTAGGAATGTCAAGTCTTTTTTTACATTATGGGAAAATAAAATGAAAAAATCTACAGCACCGAAACAACACTATGTTGACAACAAGGAGTTCCTCGCTAAGATAAGCATCTACCGAGAAGAACGACTGGCAGCCGAAGCCGCTGGCGAACCTAAACCTAGGGTAACTAATTATCTGGGTGAATGTTTTGTTAAGATAGCAAATCACCTTGCGTACAAGTCAAACTTTGTTAACTATACTTTCCGCGATGAAATGATACTAGATGGTATCGAGAATTGCATTACATATATGGACAATTTTGATCCAGCAAAATCTAAGAACCCATTTGCTTACTTCACACAGATTACTTACTATGCATTCATACGTAGGATCAAGAAAGAGAAGAAGCATATCGATATCAAGATGAAACTCATTACCAATATGGACTTCACAGAGATGTTTGCAGAGGGTAAAGAGACTGTTGGTAGCGAGTATCTAGACTACATGAAGAACCAGATAGATCAAGCTAACAAGCACAACGAAGACCACAAAGAAGTGAATTCAAAGATCCCTAAACGTAAGCCAAAGTACCTAACAGATAGGGAAGCCGTAGACTTAGCTAAAGATAAGATTGAGGCAATGAAATAATTTCAAAAACCACTTGACTTTTGCCTAAGAATAACATATAATGGTTTGTTAATAGTAGAGGTATCTATGACAGATGACAACGTGATCGAAGTGGACTTCAGTAAGAAGAAATCCAAGTACAATCTCAATGACGCATATGCCATAACACCAGAAGGTACAGTAACCTTTACTTTTGGTGATGGAAATGAATTCGTTACTGAGTTACCAGATTTAAGCAAACAGGACTGGACAAAGTTCTTTTCAATGCAAGCCGAAGGTATGTTTGATAATACCTTTCTTTCAGACACAGTAACTATCACCGTAGATAAACCTGACGAACAAACGGTATACACCTTAGTACCACCAGAGGATAAATAATGGCATCACCGACAGACCCAAATCAAGTTCACATCATGGTGGACTTAGAAACTTTAAGTACTCGCGCTAACTCTACAATTGTATCTATTGGCGCAACTAAGTTTAAGTTAGATGGGCAACCAGAGCAAGAGTTCTATATAAATGTAGACGCGGCATCTTGTAAAGCGAAAGGGTTGCACATCTCAAAAGACACCGTAGAGTGGTGGCAAAAACAAAAACCAGAAGCACTTAAAGCATTGATGGTTGACCCAGTAGATATTGAAGATGCACTAGAAGCATTCACTCAATTTATTGGCAATGACCAAGTAATGATTTGGGGTAACGGTGCATCATTTGATGTTACCATTTTAGAAGAAGCCTATGAAGCCTGTGGTATATCAAACTACCCTTGGAAACATTGGAACATTATGTGTTTCAGGACAGTAATGAATCTAATGGGTATAAGAAACTCTGATATTCGCGCCGCAGATAATGACTTACATCACCATGCGCTTGATGACGCAAAGAGTCAAGCCAACACATTGAGAAAAATTCTGACTACATGAAAATAGCTACGATAAATGATACACACTTCGGTGCGAGAAGTGATTCATTACAGTTCGATGCATTCTTTAAAAAGTTTTATGATGAGTTCTTTTTTCCTATGTTGGTTGAAAGAGAAATCAAAACTGTAATGCATTTAGGTGATGTTTTTGATAGAAGAAAGTATATCAACTACAATACTCTACGAAGCTGTAAAGAATACTTTTTCGATAAGGCTGCCAGCTTAGGGATTGACATCCATATGATACCTGGTAACCATGATACATACTTTAAGAATACTAATGATGTAAACTCTCCTGAATTGTTACTACGAGAATACGACAATGTTAAAATATATCCAGAAATTTCCACAGTGGAATTTGATGGTCGAAAAATACTATTTGTTCCTTGGATATGTTCAGAAAATTATGACAACAGTATGCAAACGATTGCGACTACTGATGCCAAAGTCTGTTTCGGACACTTTGAGTTCGCTGGATTTCAAATGTACAAAGGCGTGTCAAACGATCACGGAATGGGTGTTGACCCTTTTAGCAACTTTGATTTGGTTTGTAGCGGTCACTATCATCATCGTTCTAGGGTTGATAATATTCTCTACCTTGGAAATCCATATGAAATTACGTGGTCTGATTATGATGACCCAAGAGGATTCAACATATATGACACCCATACAAATGATATCGAGTTTTTACAAAACCCATTTAATATTTTTCACAAATTCCATTATGACGATACCAACGATGATTTTAGAAAACAGCTTGATGCTTTTGACTATGATATTATTTCTGGTTGTTGCATAAAATTAATTGTTGTCAAGAAGGATGACTTTCAATACTTTGATCAGTTCGTTGAGAAATTGTATCGATGTAATCTCACAGAATTAAAAATCATTGAAGACTTTTCAGAGTTTGAAGATGATGCAGTTGGAGAGATTGAAGTAAACTTAGAAGACACCATGTCCTTGCTGAATGATTATGTTGATAGCACGACAACTGATCTTGATAAAGATAAACTCAAAACAGTTTTACGCACATTATATGTAGAGGCTCAAAGCGTTGATTAAGAAGATAATATCAGCTGGCTGTTCTTTCACTAAACCCGGACATTTTGGTGCTTGGTCAGAACAATTGGCACATCTTCTTGATGCAAGATTGCTTAATACTGGTTCTCCTTCTCAGGGAAATAATCTCATTGCTAGAAAAGTTATTCATGCAGTAGAAAAATGTCGTACATCATTCGCTAATATAGATGAACTGTTGGTCGCTGTACAGTGGTCATCACCAAATAGATTTGCAAGATTTATGACAGACACTCAAATTGAAGATTGGGAAATAACACACGGACCAGAATTTAAAGAAAAAAATCCACCTGGAAACTTTAGCCAAGGTAAAGATGGAAACCCAATTAGGATGTTTAGTGGTGGCGATGGTTCATGGTTGTTATCAAATCACAACTGGCCCGATGCTGTATCTAAAAATCATATGGAGTTTAGTAATAACATCGATGCAGAAATACGAACATACGAAGACATTCTTCGGGTTGAGAATTATTTGAAAAGACATAAAATAAATTACTTTATGTTTTTGGGATGGGATGGTTGTCTATCTAATAAACATTGGCAAAATCCAAATGTTAAATATCTACGCAACATGGTAGATCATAGTAAGTGGATTACTTCAGAGTATCAATGGTGTGTAAAGAACACTGAGGGTCCTTTCTGTGAAGGACTAGATACAAAGATTGTCCAACATCCAACACAAGTACAGCACCAGATGTATACTGAAGGCGCTATTATGCCACATTTAAAGTGGCGAGGAATTATATGATAATATTTGAGAAGCTACGTTGGCAAAACTTTCTGTCAACTGGTAACGCATTTACTGAGATTGATTTTACACGTAGTCCTAATACTTTGATTGTTGGTGAGAATGGCAGTGGTAAATCTACCATGCTTGACGCATTATGTTTCGGACTGTTTAACAAACCATTTAGAGCGATCAGTAAAAATCAACTATTGAACTCAGTCAATGGTAAAAACTTACTTGTTGAAGTTGAATTTAGAATTGGTACCAAAGACTATAAAGTTGTTCGTGGCGTTAAACCAAATTTATTTGAAATTTATTGTGACGGTACTTTGGTAGACCAAGATGCAAATCTACGAGATACACAGAAATATCTTGAAGACTCTGTATTGAAATT